TTTTCAGATAATCCAATAGAGAACTTATGACCAACACTAGCTTTATGATGCCTATGATATTGCGTTACAAATGCATTAGCGGCTTTTAATGTTATAGGCACAATCTTCATTTAGCCCCTATCAATGCACAAGTGTGGCAACCAGTACCTATAAATTGCCAGCCACCACACTGTTTGCATCTATCTAAATTACTGTCCGGTATATGTAAAGCCTCAGCTATATTTTTAACACCAACACAGCCACAATCCATACACTGATAAGCCTTGAAACCATCGGGCGTATCTAATTGCTCAAGCCATAAGAACTCGGTCTTACGATCACATCCATTACACTTAAATTTTGTGTACATGTGATAAAATCCCCTTCCTTATTGTCTGCAATGACACTGAGTACATACCAAATATTGTCCATCATGTAATAATCTGTCGTCATTACACGATACACATCTATCGGTACTTAGGTTTAGGCTTTCTTTATCGTTTTCCATGCGTAATGTAAAGCCTGAACCGTTCCTAATTTCGATGAAACCCATTATTCCTCCTTTCCAAAAAACCAAGCGCCTGTGGCATCCTGCTTAGCCCACACCGCATGCTCTTTAATGTTGTCTAAACATACATAACCGTAGTACGGCTTGTTTGTAGTTTTACTTAAACCAGTGCGTAATGTATGCCCTTTATCGCAACATACTAATGGTGGCTTGGGTGCTGTTGTTTGTGCAGCTTTAATCCACTCATCATTACTTATAGGCATAGGCTCTGTGCGATCTACTGAGAATGTTTGTGGCACGGTTTGTAACTTATTTACCGATGCCATCTCTTCTCTGCTTGGACGCTTACCTTTAGCTGAGAGACCCGCATTTGAAATCGCTCTACCAATCGCGCTTGTTTCGCAGTTAGGTAAAGCAAAATTCGCATTAACCCCACGATCACTAACAGTCTCACTCGCAATTCCAGTAGCGTACGGTTTCTGATCGACTTCGGTTCTGAATAGCCTACAAATAACAATGAATCTAGTGTTTGAGGCCTCGACAACTTCTGTTTCCAATCTTCCATCTGGGAACTCCTTCCACCACTTATGTAGTCTTTCGTCTACGGTTTCGTAATTACTTAGATCAAACGCCATTAGTCTTTCCAATCGTCTGAGTCGTCTTGCATGGCATCTGTAATGCTTTTTGCAATTGCAAGATAGGCAATGGCATCTTCGTAATTGTCAAGGTACGCAGCATCTTCAGCTTGTCTGCTGATTTTGACCAACGCCATACAAATTGCAACTTCGTTTGGTTGAATTGGATAACCCAAATATGCACTCCACAATTCGGCAATCCTTTTGTGTTGAGAAATTGGATGCCCATAACTGACACCTCGCGCATGAATAGTTTTGATGACATTATCAAATAGCTTCTCAGTTGTTGTCGACATCAATTTTGCTATCTGTTATACGTCTGTACATATCAAAGCCGTCTTTGCGGCCTTTCCAATAACCTGCTTGGAATGCATTATCTTTAATTGTTGAATAAACGCCCCACGCAATAAAATAACCCAGGACGGTATAAAGCACTATCCATGGTGCTGTTGTTTCTATCATGTAGCCCTACTTTCCATACCACAATTTGTGGCATAGCAATAGTGTGACATGTGTGTACGACTTTGTGGACTATTTCGGGGCGTATTTGTATAACGATTAGGTAACGATGTTACCCGTAATACCGCCCTAGAGCTGTAAATGAGCCATCCTTATTGATCGGCACTAACGTGGGTGTTAGCGTCTTTCCAACGGCTTCTAGTATAGCAATACCCATCTGCCAATTCGCGCTTCCATAGCGGATATAAGAGGCTTTTTTTCTATCCATAAGATTACCTACCTCAACCCCATATAAGGGCCTGTAATGGCTTCCTATGGCTTCTGTATAGGCACTCATGCCTAGTCTATGGCTATGTCCCGCTATGACCGATTTGCCCCATTTTTTAGCAAGGTTAAGAGCTGTTATACCTGCATGCTGACTCATGCTGCCCTCATCACCATGGGCTAATACCCACCCAGGGTAAAATTCATAAGCTGTTTTGTGGTAGTCAATGCCCATAGATGCAAAGTCCATAAACTTAGGGTATTGCAACTCTGGTAAACCTATAAGACCAGGTGCTTTTAATAAAGTATTGTAAAGGCGATCAGTATGATTACTGCGGATAACACTAGCCTTTTTGCTGTACTCGGTAAGATCCCAAAGTATGTCCTGAGTAGCTGCACGATCTTCATTGAGACTTTGACTATAAGCCAAAGGTGTGCCATCGGCCCACTTGCTAATTGTCTGAAAATCGATCTCATCGCCAACACATAAAACCTCATCAAACTTCTCACGTCTTGCCAGTTTAATGACGTTCTTGACTGCATGCTCATGATGGTATGGAATCTGTAAATCTGATATTACTAGCCAACGCTTAATCTTCATCCTCTTCTGGAGTAGGGATAGTTGGGATAATTCCGTCTTCGCCTACTACCCAATCGGGCATAGATGATGGGCTATCCATTAAATAAAGTGCAACGCTTTCTGAAAAACCAGCTTTGCGTGCAGCTCTAAACATTTCATGCTTGGCAATATAAAACACTTCTAATTTAGTTAATGGCTCAGGTGATTTACGCACCACACGCCTATTGATCTTCTTGCGCTTACGTCTTGTATCAGCCATGTGTTTATTGTCTCTTAATTATTAAAGAATACAGATCATCAACACGCTGTTCTAATCTTGTTAACTGATCCTTCATGCTAGATCCACCATTAGGACGTAATTCGTTAAGCCAGCCTTTAACTAAAAAACGCAATCCTATTAGTACGGTACTCAGCACGGCGCAACCGCCAGCGCCAAAGGCCGCCCATTCTGCCGGACTCATGCTTCATCTGCACCGAGGCCATAAGCACTATCGGATTTATCTAAAGCCCTAGCTGCCGGCCCTGCTAATGCTGCAACAATTACAGACACCGCTGGATCTAAACCTAATTCATTACTAGCTAAGAATGTCAAGAATGACACTAATACGCCACGTGCATAGGATTTAAGTATTGCTTTCTGCTTCTTACTGATCTTCATAAGTTACCCCCTAGTAGTGGTATATCAAACGGCTTACTATCTTTGTCGCCCAACTTTGTAAAGCTAATATGTATGTGCTTTGTGTGCTTGTTAAAACCTCTGTAATTACGCCACTTAAAATTAAGTATCTTGCTAGCGATCATGCCATTATGGATTACGTAAGATATGCGCTTATCGGCTTTCGCACATTTTCTGATCTGGTCAGCCAGATATATTGAGATCCCTTCGGATGAATCCAAGCGAGAATCAACATCAATGGCTCGTACACACCCAGTTGCATCTGGATTATGATCCGATTTTGTGGCGGAATGACGAGCATCGCCCACCCACCCATCACTGGTAGAGCGACGATCTGGGTACCAGGTATCAACCTGATCTCTTAACTGTGTACCTGCAGCGCATAGCCAAGGTTTCATTATGAAAGAAGAAGTCGAGCTTCCTCAGCCGTAATACCGAGGCGATCTAATAAAGCAGTTTTAGCATTTTGTTTTGCATCATCCTGTGCTTTTTTAGCAAGTGTTATTTTTTGGTCTGCCTCATAAACTTTAAACTCAGATTCAGTCATTTCACGATCAATAATTTCATCTTTGGCAATATCATGTATTCTTATTATTGGTTTAGCCATATTAGTTTGCTCCATAAATCTTAATTGTTCCACCAGTAAAAGACCCTGCGCTTGCAATAGCAGTAAAACTAGAAACTACAGATGTGCCGCCATAATATCCAGCTCCACTTGAAGTTGCACCACCTGCAGGTAAAGCTGAATACCAAAATGGTTTAACTCCTGTTGAATTAGCAGCATCAATATTGATAAAATGTTCGGTAACAGTGCTAGCAGATCCACCTGTTGTTGACACAAAAGTCATAGCATTTGTATCACCGTCACCAGATGCTGCATAATAATTTGATCCAGTGTCGGCGTTCATTCTAAATCTAATATTTGCTCCAGCATTTACTGTTGCACTATCAATATGAACAAACAAATAGTTGTAACCAGAAAGTGATGAGATTTGAGTAGAACTACCACTTAATGAAGTTCCGCCAGTATTTATTAAAGTGTAACTTTTTGCTGCTGACGCTACTGCTCCCGCACCTTTAATAAATATAGCCGAAGATGTGCTAGTAAAATCTAATGTGCCGCTCTCATATTGCGCTAATGCTAGTGATGCAGATGTATTGACTGTGGCTGTACCTGCTGTAATTGTGCAAACTCCAGCACCTAAATTTGTTATCTGTACTGTGTCACCTGCTGCAAACAAAGCTGTGTTTACAGTTATTGTTGTTGCACCTGCGTTAGACATAGATATTGCTGTACCAGCATCTGCAGCTACTAATGTATAACTAGCAGTCTTAGCAGAAGCAGCACCGCCAAGCATCGCAGTCTGTTGCAGTGAAGTCATCTGTGCAGCTGTTAGTACCTGCCCAGTCGTAAACGTCTGTTTTGCCATGATACCCCTTAGTAACTTAGGACATTATAGTCTAAAGTGCCATAAATCGTATCATTTAGGATAAATGCGTCTATGACTGGCTCTAGTGTCTGTAGCTGGACTTTCCAGCTGTTCGGCGAAATATTCATTTTAACGCCAAAAATCTGTAATGTTTTTTCTAGGGTAGATCCGCCTGGATTCGTAGTAATTACTTTAATAGGGTCAAAAAAATCTAAGGCTAGGGCTGCAATAATTCCTAAATTGTAATTGTTTGTGTATAAGTCTAGGACTATAGAATCTACTCTTATGCTTGTTTCAGCTCTGCTTGCAACGTAAGCCTGGGCATAATCTAGGGCTACTGCATCGGTCTGCATGAGTAGATTATCTAGAAAATAACTGTGTAAGAAGTATTTATCTATGCTGGCTTGGTTAAGGGCTACCTGGGCTGTGCCACCTGTCCTAGTAATTGTGGCTTTATTAAATATAAGCACATCGTTAAGAATCCATTTAGCATCAAAGTAATCTATGCCCGTGCCGTTATCCGCAAAAACTGTAGGTGTACCACCTATTGATCCAGCCGTAACAGATCGGTCTTGGAAAACAAAACTACCAGTTGCGTCTACGTATAAAGCACCATATTCGCTATCGGTTACTGTTTGTAAAGCTTGTAGAGCTGTGCGGTTAGTGCCGGGATCAGCCTGCATAGTAGTAAGCCCTGCGTCTACATCACGCATGGTAGTTGGCCATGAAATTTGATCTAATATATCATTTATACGTGAGCCTGATAATTCACCTGCAGTTGCACCTGTAACTGTGCTTATCTGTGCCACTTGCGCAAGTCTAAACGCATCTACAGCTTGTATAGTTGTTATTGCTACATCTGCACTATCTGAGTTGGTTGGATATGTCGTTACATAAGACGTAATAAAACCTGAAAATACAGGATATGTTACCGATGAGTAAGTTGCAGTA